GCGGCCGAGGAGGGGAAAAGATACGTGGCCACCGAGGCAGCAGGGGGGATCGGCGAGTGGCTCGAGGGCCGCGGCCGCCTGCACCAGCCGATCGCCCGGCTGACCCTGACGGAGCTGGAGGCCATGGCGGGCTCGGCCATCGCCCGGTTCGTGGTCCTGGCCTCGGAGCGGATCCGGGACCAGCCGGACGACGCCCTGGACCTGACCCGGCTCTTGCTCGGCCGGGCTTGTGCGCCCTCTGCCACCGCGAGGCCCGGGGCTTCGGCTACGTCCACCGACTCGATCGCAGTCGATATCCCACCCTCCGCTTTTGCTCGATGCGCTGCCTCGATGCCGGCTTTGCCATCGCCAACAGGAACCGCGGCATGATCGACAAGACCGAGATGGAGACCCGGGCGATCAAGGATGCCCGGCGCTTCCTCGCCGAGGCACTCACCGAGCTCGGCCTGATGGCGGCGTTTTTCGACCGCAAGCCGGAGGAGATCGACCGGATCATCGAGGCCTGCATCGACGGCTTCCAGGAGTCGATGCAGCGGCAGGCCAAGACGCACGAGCCCTTCGATGACCCGGTTCCCTTTTGAGCCCGCCATGCTGGTCGATCTCAACCACGGCTCCGGCTTCGTCTATGGCGGTGCGCCGACCCCGACGACCTCGCAGCGGGTGAACCAGTTGATCGATACTGCGCTCGTCGAGCAGCATCGTCGGCAGCGGCCGCGCGATTATCTCGGTGGCAGCCGGGTCGGCGAACCCTGTGCCAGGAAGCTCGTCTACGAGATCAGCCATACGGCCAAGGACCCGGGCACCGACTTCGACGGCCGGGTGCTGCGCATCTTCGACGTCGGCCACCAGTTCGAGGTGCTGTCGGCACGCTGGCTGCGGGCCGCGGGTTTCGTGCTCCGGACCGAGCGGCGCGATGGCGGCCAGTTCGGCTTCGCCACGGCCAACGGTCGGCTGCGCGGGCATATCGACGGCGTCATCGTCGGCGGGCCCGATATCGGCCTCGCCTGGCCGGCGCTCTGGGAGCACAAGGCGCTGAATGCCAGGTCCTGGGCGCATCTGGCGGAGCACGGGCTGCGCAAGTCCAAGCCCGTCTACTTCGCCCAAGTCCAGCTCTACATGGCCTATCTCGAGCTCGACCAGACGCTGTTCACGGCGCTCAACAAGGACAGCCAGGCGCTGCACCACGAGATCGTGCTGCTCGACCTGGCCGTGGCCCAGGTGCTGTCCGACAAGGCGGTCGCGATCATCCGCGATGCCGAGGCCGGCGAGCTGCCGCCGCGCGTGGCCGACGATCCCGATCACTATCTCTGCCGCTGGTGCCCTTATGCCCGGCGCTGTTGGGAGACGGTGCCATGAGCTTCTCGCCCTCAGCCCAGCAGGCGGCCGCCATCGAGACGATCAAGCACTGGTACCGGCACCGCACCCATGAGCAGCAGGTGGCGCGCATCTGGGGCTATGCCGGCTGCGGCAAGAGCACGATCACGCGATACATCATCGAGGAGCTCGGCCTCGAGACGCTGGACCGCGACAACGCCGCGGGCGGTGTCCTCTACGCCGCCTTCACCGGCAAGGCGGCGCTGGTGATGAGCCGGAAGGGCACGCCGGCGTCCACCATCCACAGCCTGATCTACCGGGTGTCCGAGGCGACGCCCGAGGAGATCGCCCGGGCCGAGCAGGAGCTGGCGGAGCTGCGCGCCGGCCTCGGCCGGATGGGCCCGGCCGAGCGTGCCTTCGCGGAGACGCAGATCCGCCGCCTCGAGCTCCGCCTCGCCGACATCCACCAGCCACGCTTCGTCCTCAACGACCAGTCGCTGATCCGCGATGCCGATCTCGTCGTCCTCGACGAGGTCTCGATGGTCGGCCGCGAGATGGCGAACGACCTCCTGGCCTTCGGCAAGCCGATCCTGGTGCTCGGCGATCCGGGCCAGCTGCCGCCGATCGAGGGCGAAGGGGCGTTCAACAGCGAACAGCCCGACGTCATGCTGACCGAGATCCATCGTCAGGCCGGCGAGAGTGCGATCATCAGGCTCGCCACCATGGCGCGGCAGGGCCAGCCGATCCCCTATGGCGGCCACGACGACCACGTCTGGAAGATGCGGCGGACGGACGTGGCGCCGGAGCAGATGCTCAAGGGTGGCCAGGTGATCTGCGGCATGAACGCGACCCGGCTGTTCCTCAACAGCGCCATGAAGCGGGCCGCCGGCTATCCGGGCGACTACCCGGTCGGCCGCGGCGAGAAGATCATTTGCCTCAAGAACCGGCACGATCTCGGGTTGATCAACGGCCTCTTCGTCGAGCTCACCGACATCCGCGACGAGGGCCCGCTGTCGCTCAGCGCCGAGATCACCACCGAGGACGGCACCGCCGTCCCGGGCCGGCAGTGGCTCTACAAGGGCCACTTCGACGACCACGTGCACTTCGACCGGGATCGCGGCCGCCGCGACTGGCGGCAGATGAAGGGGCTGGTCGAGGTCGTCTGGGGCTACGCCATCACCTGCCACAAGGCGCAGGGCTCCTCCTACCCGACCGCGGTGGTCTGGGACGACGGGCTCGGCCGCACCGCCGAGGATCGTGCCCGCTGGCTCTACACCGCCATCACCCGGGCCGAGTGGGGCCTGGTACTGCTCGACTGAGGTGGCACCCATGCTCGACTTCAACGATGTGGTCGCCGTCCCGGTGCGCTACGATCTCGACGAGATCGTGCACCGCCTGAGGCTCACCGCCGAGAGCTGGGTGCCACGGCTCTTCCCCAGCGGCCGCCGGCTCGGCGACGAGTGGCGGCTCGCCAATATCCAGGGGGCGCCACCGCGCAACACCGGCTCCTGCGTGATCATGCTCGTGGGCGAGCATGCCGGCGACTGGCACGAGTTCGACGGCGGCCAGGGCGGCGGCCCCTTGAGCACACTCGAGCAGGCCCTCCGTCTCGAGGGCACCGCGCTCTTCGCCGAGGCGGCACGGCTCACCGGCTGGTCGGCCGCGGCACCCGCACGCGAGGCGCCGCCCATGGCCCCCCCTGTCAAGCGTGATGCCGGCCAGGAGATCGCCTTCATCCTCGTCCATGCAGGGGCGACCCCGGGCACCATCGCCGAGCGCTACCTCGCGAGCCGCGGCCTGGTCGTGCCCGCGTCGGCCGATCTCCGCTGCCACCCGGACCTGACGCACTACGAAAGCCGCATGGGCTATCCCGCCCTGATCGGCATCGTGCGCGATCGCGACGGCGAGGTTGTGGCCCTGCACCGCACCTATCTCGACGACGGGATCGATGGAACGGTCGCCAAGGCTGCGATCGCCAAGCCGCGGATGATGCTGGGCAAGGTCGCCGGCGGGGCGGTGCGCCTGGGCGCGATCGGGGGCGACGGCCTGCTCGGGCTGTGCGAGGGCATCGAGACCGGTCTTGCCGTCATGACCGCCTGTCCGGAGCTGTCCGTCTGGGCCACGCTCTCGACCCAACACCTGGAGCAGGTGCAGCTGCCGGCGGCGGCCAGGATCGTCGTCATCCTCGCCGACCATGACCAGTCCGGCGCCGGGCTGCGCTCGGCCGAGGCGACCGCGGCGCGGCTGCGCGCCGAGGGCAGGCACGTCGTCATCGTGGCACCGCCCGAGCCGGGCCAGGACTTCAACGACCTGTTGCTCGCCGCCGGTCCCGACGCCATCCGGGCTGCTGTCGAGGCAGCATGGCGACAGCAGGCGGCAGCGCCAGGACCCGAGGCTGCAGCCAGGGGCCGGCATCTGCCGATCGGCTTCGTCCAGCCGACCGCACCACCGCCGGCGCTGCGTGCCGATGAGGGCGATCTCGACCGGGCGGCGGGCCGTGCCTGGCAGCTGCTGCTCGCCGCCAACGATCAGCCCTGGCTGTTCCGCGTCGCCGGCCTGCCCGGCTGGATCGTCCCCGACGACGACGGCCGGCCGGTGGCGGCGGTGCTGACCGAGGAGCGGCTGCGGCTGATGCTCGCCAAGCTGGCGCTCTGGCGCCGGCTCGCCCGCAACGGCGACCTGGTCCCGGCGCATCCGCCGACGCCGGTGATCAAGTCGGTGCTGGCGACCCCGGATCCCGATCTGCCGGTGCTGACCGGTATCGTCACCGCCCCGGTTTTCGGCCGCGGCGGGGCGCTGCTCACAGCCCCCGGCTACCACCCGGATGCCCGGCTCTACTACCACGCCATGCCAGGGTTCAGTCTGCCACCGATCGCCGTGCAGCCGACCGCCGCAGAGATCGCCGCGGCACGTCAGCTGATCCTCGACGATCTCTTCGGCGACTTCCCGTTCACCGGCCATGCCGAGCGGGCGCATGCCGTGGCTCTGCTGCTGCTCGGCTTCCTGCGCGCGATGATCGATGGCCCGACGCCACTGCACATGATCGAGAAGCCGACCCCGGGCACCGGTGCGACGCTCTTGGTCGATGCGGTCGCCACCATCCAGACCGGCAGCGGGGCCGCGGTCACCACCGAGGGCCGCGACGACGAGGAATGGCGCAAACGGATCACCGCCAAGCTGCGGCAGATCCCGGCCATCGTGCTGATCGACAACCTGCGCCACGAGCTCGACAGCTCGGCCCTGGCGGCAGCGCTCACCGCCCCGTACTGGGAGGATCGCATCCTCGGCGTCTCCGAGATGACCCGGCTGCCGATCCGGGCGGTGTGGATCGCCACCGGCAACAACCCGACCTTCTCCAACGAGATGGCCCGGCGGATCGTGCGCATCCGGCTCGACGCCCGGGTCGACCAGCCCTGGCGCCGCGACGGCTTCCGCCATGCGGATCTGATGGGCTGGGTACGCGCCAACCGGGCCCGGCTGGTGGCCGCCTGCCTCACCCTCTGCCAGGCCTGGATCGCCGCCGGCCGGCCCCGCGGCAGCCAGAGCCTCGGCAGCTACGACGCCTGGGCGCAGACCATGGGCGGGGTGCTGGAGGTCGCCGGCATCGAGGGCTTCCTCGGCAACCTCGACGAGATGCTCGAGGCCGCCGACGGCGAGAGTGCCGTCTGGCGCAGCTTCGTCGGCAGCTGGTGGGACCGCTTCGGCACCGCCGAGGTGGGCACCGCCGATCTCTTCGAGCTTTGCCGGGCGAGCGATCAGCCGCTGCCGCTCGGCACCGGCAACGACCGCTCGCAGCGTATCCGGCTCGGCAAGACCCTGGCCCGGCTCCGGGATCGGGTTTTCAGGCTCGCCTGGATCGCGGTCCGCATCTCGGCCGGCGACACCTATCAGGGCGCCCAGCGGTGGCGCCTCGTGCATGATGAAAATATAGGCACGGAACAACATCCACACCATCCCCCACCCCCTGCCGATTCGGCGTCAACGCCTGCCGATCCCGTGAATGTTGTGAATGTTGGTGAATGTTGGGATTCCAACATTCACGAGCCTAACTCATTGAACGGCAACGGCTTTCGAGGTGTTGGTGAATGTTGTGAATGTTTTTCCCATCCCTACGTACGCGCGGGGGCGCGCAGCCGCGCGAGGGAGACCAGGGACACACATTCACCACGTTCACGACATTCACGAGACCCAGCAAATCCGCGGGATTACGCCGGTGAATGTGCCGGTGAATGTCGAGACGCACATTCACCGCCCGCCGGCGAGCCCGCCTGGCTGGAGGACGTGCCGTGAGCAGCCTGCCACCGGCTACGGGACCACCCGCCGCGGGCCATCCTGATGTACCGAGCAGGCGACGACGGCCAGCTCCGCCAAGAACACAGCCATCGCCGCCCTAACCACAACGACCCCGATCACGGGAGACCATCATGGCTGCAGCCACTCTGACAGCAACGCCTGCCCAGGCAAGACCGGCCCTTGTTGCCGACGCACCGCCATCGCCAGTGATTCTCGCCCTCGACCTCGGCACCACGACCGGCTGGGCCTTGCGCACCGCCGATCGAACCGTGGTGTCCGGGACCGTGTCGTTCCGGTCGAGCCGCTACGATGGCGGCGGGATGCGCTACGTCCGGTTCCGCAGCTGGCTCGACCAGCTGGACGAGGACGCCGGACCGCTGACCGAGATCCACTACGAGGAGGTGCGCCGGCACCTCGGTACCGACGCGGCGCATGTCCATGGCGGCTTCCTCGCCATCCTGACCGCCTGGGCCGAGCAGCGGGGGATCGCCTACCAGGGCGTGCCCGTCGGCACCATCAAGCGGCACGTCACCGGCAAGGGCAATGCCGACAAGGCGGCGGTGATCGCCGCGGTTCGTGCCAGGGGCTTCAAGCCCGCCGACGACAACGAGGCCGATGCCATCGCGCTGCTGCTCTGGGCGATCGAGACCCGGGGAGGTGTGCGATGACCGGCGAGGATCTTCTGGTCCATGCCGCTGCCGTGGTGCGTGACCGGCGACGGGTCTACGGCGACCCGACGGAGCTGTTCGAGCGCGTGGCGGTCCGCTGGTCACAGGTGCTCGGCACCAGGATCACGGCCGCCCAGGTCGGGCTCTGCCTCGCCGACCTGAAGTTGGCACGGCTGACCATGGATCCGGGCCACCTCGACAGCCTGATCGACGTCGCCGGCTACGTCGCCTGCGTGCGTGAGGTGCAGCGATGAAGTGGTGCCCGCACGGCTTTGGCGGCGAGCGGCGCTCGCCCGAGCAGGTCAAGCGCGAGGGCTGGCGGGAGCTCGGTCTCCTGGTCATCAGTCCCGAGGATGAACGGCTCAGCTGGCCCGAGCGGGAGCTGGTCCGGCAGCTCGGCGAGAAGCTCTACGGGCCAAGGCCGGAGGCCCGGCGATGAGCAAGCGGGCGAAACGTCCGAAGCGTGCCGGCAGACCCAGGCAGTGGCGAAGCCCGCTCCAGCTCGAGGCGGTGCGCGAGCTCGATCCCGACGGGCGGATCGTGGTGCACAACCGGGTAGTCGATACCCTGGCGCGGATGCACAGATCCGGCAGCATCAGCGAGCCGATGCTCGATGCCGGCCGGCAGTTCCAGCGCCAGTTCATCCTGGCCCAGCTGGACCCGCTGAGGGCACCCGACATCGCCCGGATCCCCGGCAACGGGCGCGAGCCGGATCCCGACGACACGACGCTCGGCGCCCGCCGCCGGGTGCATGGCGCGATCCGTGCCCTCGGCGGCCACGACGGCCCGTTGGGGTCGATCACCTGGCATGTGCTCGGCTGCGGCTGCTCGGTGCACGATTGGGTGCTGCGCCAGGGCTGGGGCGCCCGTCCGGTCCGCCACGAGCAGGCGCAGGGCATGCTGATCGCCGCCCTCGATCTCCTGGCGGGGCATTACGGCTCAAGCACGGGCGGGCGGCATGAGTGTCGATTTTGTGGTTGACACGAGTTTCCATCACAAGATATAGATTAATTCACTATCGCAAGAGCTGTCAGAGAGCCCGCCCTCACCGGCGGGCTTTCGTGCGTTCAGGGGGCAGGAGATGGAACGACTGGTCGAGCGGTTGATGCGGTTGCTGTCCGAGACCCTCGGCTGGCGGCGAGCGCTGCTCGTGGTCCAGGACGAGGCCGGGACCGTTTCCTGGTCGCTCGTGCCCGCCGACGAGCCCTTGTCGATCCGGGTGAATACCGACGACAGCCTGAGCGTGACGCTCGGGCATCGCGAGCCCAGTGACGCGTTCCTCGCCGAGCTCGAGACGCTGTTGGAGACCCGGGCCGCGAACCAGGGTGCGCAAGGTGCGCGCACCGGTGCGCAGGCGGTGGAGGCCGCCTGAGGGCGGCAGAGGATAAGTTCCGACTATAAGACCATAGTCCTTGACCCAGCGATCGACCTGGCGTATATCTGGGTCATTGGGACAGAGCGTCCCCGCCAAGGTAGCCTGAATGAACTGTACGACCCCGCCGCCGACCGAGAGCACCTTCGAACTCTCGCTGATCGGCCAAGCAAAGAGCTGACTGTCTGAAACTCAACGGGTCCTTCCTGCGCGAAGTGTATGCGGGGGGGCAGGGCCCGAAAGTCCCCCACAGACAGCCCGAAAATCCGGGTTCGCAGTTCGCACTTCAGGTTTGCACCACCCGCCCGAAAGCCGCCAGTCTGGCGGCTTTTTTGCTTTCTGGCCCTGCGCACCAGGGGTGCGCACCGGGGCCCAGGTTCGCACCCAGGTTCGCAGTTCGCAGGTTCGCACCCATGGCAGAGACGACCTCCCTCACCGCCCTGGCCGAGCGGCTGGAGCTCTGGCCGATCGACCGGCTCCGGCCCTACGAGCGGAACCCGCGGACGCACAGCGCCGACCAGGTGGCGCAGATCGCCGCCTCGATGGTCGAGTTCGGCTTCACCAACCCGATCCTGGTCGACGAGACCGACGGCATCCTCGCCGGGCACGGCCGGCTGATGGCGGCCAGGCAGCTGGGCCTCGCCGAGCTGCCGGTGGTCCAACTCGGCCATCTGACGCCGGCGCAGAAGCGGGCCTATGTAATTACGGATAACCAACTTGCCCTACGCGCGGGCTGGGATTCGACCCTGCTCGCCGAGGAGCTGGCCTGGCTGCGGGACGAGACCTTCGATCTCGATCTGTTGGGCTTCGATGCCGGCGAGTTGGAGGCGCTGCTCACCCCTTCGGAGGGCGAGCCCGACGGAGCCGAGGACGAGGCGCCGGAGCCGCCGGCCGAGCCCGTCTCGAAGCCGGGCGATCTCTGGCTGCTCGGCGACCACCGCCTGCTCTGCGGCGACGCCACGGTGCTCACCGACGTCGAGCGGGTGCTCGATGGCTCCCTTGCCGACATGGCCTGGACCGACCCACCCTACAACGTCGACTACGGCAACTCGGCCAAGGACAAGCTCAGGGGCAAGGACCGGCGGATCCTCAACGACGCGCTCGGCGAAGGGTTCGGCGCCTTTCTCCAGGACGCCTGCACCAACCTCGTCACCGTCACCAAGGGTGCCGTTTACATCGCCATGAGCAGCTCGGAGCTGCATACGCTGCAGGCGGCGTTCATCTCCGCCGGCGGCAAGTGGTCGACCTTCATCATCTGGGCCAAGAACACCTTCACCCTCGGCCGCGCCGACTACCAGCGGCAGTACGAGCCGATCCTCTATGGCTGGCCGCAGGGCACCGAGCACTACTGGTGCGGGGCCCGGGACCAGGGCGATGTCTGGCACTTCGACAAGCCGGTGAAGAACGACC